CAAGGGTTGACTTTTGTTGATCCCAATTTATAAAGCCCCGGGCATTTAGTCGAAAACCAACTGCTCATTACATCAAGTAGCGTCTTCCGCTATCAACAATTAGGCGCCGCCCATGATGCGCAGCTACGCCTGCAGCCACATTGACCGCATCCGAGAAAATACTCCCAGCAAGCCGGGAACCAGCAGACGATGCGGAAGAAGCTAGTGAGCCCAAAAACCCACCATCCCCCACAGTGTCCATTGATGCCGATGACGCCCCGGACCAACGTCCCATTGGTTTATAGACTGTTGGAGTCATCGACGCTTTAGGTATGAAATTCTTTATTGATGTTTCATTAGCCAATCTGTACATCTCTTGCGCCTCTACCTGTGTCAAACCTCCATCATTGAATGGCATTACCTGCGCGGTTGAGTTGTTACAATAAGCCTGCAAATGGAATATAGACTCAACCATAAAAGTTTGACCACTTTGACCTCCAAGTATACCAGCAACCACACCGGTGATAACTTTATACGGCTCAGCCCCATTGGTTGTGGCATCACCGTCACACAACTCCGACACATCCTGAGGCCTCCACAAAGCAACTGCACCATCCGCCAACTGAGCCGTATGCAACGGCGTGTCAACAGACAAGGTGGTGCCAGGTGAAGTGGCAGCAAAAAAGGTCGAGAGTCGCGCGATGGGACCACCAAAAATAATACCAGAGGAGCCAGTCATCACACCAGTGGGCACGATGCGAATGCCACCAGAAATGGCAGCAGTCGACTTGGCCAAATTTGAAATTGTGGTTTGTTGAGCCCAAGGCCCAACTGAAAAATTTGCCGTATTCCAGGCATTACCATGATTTGCGGTGACGGGCAAAGACCAATTCACACTGCTGTAAGTCGCGGTAGATGATGTGACCACAGGCCACACACCGTATGCTGCCGAACCATCAGTGCCTAACGTGAGGAGCTGTCGGTCAAAAACAATGACCGGAAACGTGGGTGCCCCGAGAGAAGATACAAGAGGCGGGACCACGCCGAAAGGGTCAAGGAGGCTAGCAAGCAAACACTTCTTTTCAGCAGAGTACATGGAGACATTACGTTTTAGCTTTAATTTTGGGCGGATCGTGATGTTCTCACGCACAATCCGCTTACTTTTCTTATTTTTATTTCTTTTTCTGTTTCGCGGCATGGCCTCGAATCAATTTATAAATTTATTAACATTCAGCAGCAATTTAATTTCTTGGCGCCGCCGATCTGGTGTCGGTCATTACCAAAACAGCGGCGACAAATGACTTAGTTCTTAAAGCGCGGTGTCCCAAATACTATTTCCTGCAACAACACAGGAGCGCGCGCTAACACATTCATTGTTCAAACATCCATTCTTATAAAATCCGCAATTATGGGATTCTCGACGACCATGGGGAAACTACCTGACCGAACCATTTGATCATAAAATTCTTGCTCAAGGGCGGTAATATCATATTCACGTTCATAGGCGTCACGCATCCACTGATGCAATCTCTCCTCATCGCTTAGGTGCTCAGCGCTGGAATGGAAGGAGAAGTTTTTCATTTTCGTCTCTCCCAACCTATTAAGATTGGTGTGAGTTTCTCTAACATATTTCAGGATGGTACGCAGGAATGGCACGTGACTCCAATCCTTACGCAGCCCATAAACAACTGATGGCCACCAATCATCCTCATTCTCGGTACTAACTCGCATAAAACCAACCTTATGCAGGGTCTTCCCTATTTTAGGTCCAGGTTTGTACAAAACAATCTCACCTTTATACTCATAACGGCACGGGTAATATTTCTTTGAGCAAAACTCAACAGTATGAAACTCAACCACCTTGCCTTTAGGCGACAAACCCAACTTCTTTAGAACAGCAACTACAGTCTCGCAAATTTCATCAGCATCCACATCTGGCGGCAAGTAAATTTTATTATCGTCTCCTGCCACCATCATTTCAGCTCGACCACCCAGGCATGCCAAACGCACACCGGCTACAATCAATGCAAAAGCAAGACATAGTGCATTAATGATGGAATTATCACAGGAGGTGTTAGCATCACCTGAACAACGACTACCTGTGAATTTTGCGAAGATTGCGTTCCACGTTTTAAGAATTGTTTTAAGCTGCGCACGTAACAAACTGGTTAGCAACTTATTTTTCTTTAAATAACGCATAAAGAAATAAATATACGTTGGTAATAATAACAAATGCTCCAGTAGTGAACCATCGAAACAACTCTGGTCAAACTCAAGCAAACGACCACAACCGGAACGCACCCATTTCTTTTGGTGCACATAACCCAACTCTTCTAAGGTAAATCCGCTTGCATACGTTATGCTAAAATCAGAATTCCAAACGTCTCTAGCCAACATTTTGTTGAACGATCTAAAAAATGGCCCTAGGAGCGCCAAATACACATCATCGCGCGATTGTATAATTCTCGGCGCGGTCTCTTTACACAAACTTTCGACTTTAACGAATGCTCGTATCATGCATGAGACTTTCATCTCAGGATTCTCCCGAAACTTATTCATAGCATAAATCAAAGCCTGTTTCCTTGGCCCGGGATAAGTGGTCACCCACTCTTCAAAGCTCATCGGTTCCATGTCCGGGTCCAAACCAACAACAGTAGAAATATCACCACGATGAGGAACCATTTGTCGTATATTCTCTTTAACAAAATGGTCCAAATCAGCGGTTTCATTTGGGTCGTAAGTTACGTGCGGGACGACTCTATTCGTTAACCCCAATAATTCATTGTCCGTACACATTCGCATCAATTTAGGAACGAATGGTTTCCCATCCGCTGTGATTATGATACCCTTAGGCTCAAGCGCCGGTTTGGGACGACAATTACGTTTGGATTGATCAATTTCTATTACAGTACCTTCACGAACAGTCTTGGGAACAATTTTCCCATCCATGCAAACATCTAGTGTGTGACATGGTTTCACAACTTTCCCTGTCTGCAAAAACCGTTCGAAATTCTCTTCAGCTTTCGTCAACCCCAACTGATTTTTAACCCAACCCTCAACTTGCTTGACTCGTACCATCGAAAACCCACGCCACGTCAATGCGGCGCATACTCCAACCAGCATAGTCATTAAAACCCTTTTCCGTATCTTCACTCTCTCAGCGACGGACTCTCTGTTCTTCCACAACAAATAACTCATACCTGCCGTAAGAACTGACAAGCCTCCTCGAAATCGTAGTTTGCGCCAAAAATTATATCGGGGGCGCTCTCTCAAATCATCTCTATCGATATTTTTCATAACTACTTTATCGAATTCAACATCAGTAAACAAGTAAACACTCGCATCTGAAGCAGTCTCGGCTACGAATTTAGAGGTTAAATTATAATTGTTGCAGGCATTTATATAACTGTTTCTAATATGTTGTACAGTGGACTGGATTGCTTGATTGGTTTGCGGATCGAATCGCCTCAATGACCCTGTATCCATTTTAACCAAATCCATTACTTGAGACGGTAATTTCACTCTCCTTGTACGACTAACGGTGTCACCACCGAGCCATCCAAGGTAGTAATACCACCATGATGTGTAATCCAAGACTTCATATTCTTTCAAAATCGGCTGTATTGGTTGTTTCATAGTAGATCTCTTTTTCATTTCAACCGATCTTACGTCCAAATCGGACGACACCTGAACAGTTACAGGCTTTTCTACAACGGTTTCACCACCCTGCGTTATGGCAAATTGATGAACAATTGAGTTGGGCGTCTCTCTCAAAACACTCCAACTCAAACGACTCTTTTTCATGCCATCACGAATGGTGATACCATTCCCGTGCATCCAATCTAAATTGGCATGGGTATAGGGCGAGCCACCTTGGAAATATTCTGTAATATTCTCTCCGTCACGCGTATACTTACCCTCCCCGCCAAAATGCATTCCAACATCAAAACCAAACTTATGATGCACGGATACCAACTGGTTTGTGCCACATTTTTCCAACAATCTGACAATCTCTACAGGAGTAAAATAATAAATAGAATGAACCATTAACAAAACAAATTCCTCCTTGATACAGGTACAATCTTCGACTCTGTGATCACAAGTTATCTCTTTCATTTCTCCTGTCCATTCCAATCTGCGAAAATGATCAGAATCCAACAAATTTGGTGCACAAACATGAATTCTTGAGCGACAAAACCCAACATGTCGACTAGGATTACCGCCTACATCTACGATCCACACTCTCCTGCTCACACGTCGAATGTGTTCGTAGGCAAATTTCTCTAAAAGGCGTCTCTCCATGGCCGCTGTTGCGTGCTGGGACGGTGGCCGTCGCTCCACCATAGTTCGTCCTCCCCCTCTGACTCGTATATCAACATCGGGAAAGAATTCTCTAAAATAATTCGTGAAGTCTTCGGAGACAGCATGCGTGACATACTCAACATTGTCTCCTGCGCGTTCCACACCTTCCTCCGTTTTGCTATCCCTCTTATAATTCCGTGTAAAGTCCGCGGCACTTGCAATGGGCGTGCGAGGCCTCCCTTCCGACAATACATCTACAGCATGAACTGGTGTTGCATCAGGAAAAAATTGTGCTGCACCAGACTGCAAATTATCATACTGTGGCGACTGTGGTTTAGAGTTTGACCAAGCATAATTAGGAGTGGTTGGTGGTGGTGTTGGTATTTTAAATTTTGGTGACTCCACATCTTTGGATTCATTTTTTGAATCGGTTAGCCATGAACGCAATTCTTCTTGTTTAAGCGGTTGATGTATATTATTGACATTTTCATGAACATCGATCTTAAGACTGCCGATTCGATCAGACAAAACTTTTACGAAATTGTTTGTCGACTGTGTTGTGTTGTTAATTCCGCCACTGGATGAACTACTAGTGGACTTAATTTCCGGATACAGCGCCAAGTATTGCAAAACTTTGGGATCACTCATTCTTCTTAGTAATTTATAACATTTCTTAGAGACATTTCGGTCCGGAAAACCGACTATGCTCAAACGCATTTTCCCATTATAACCTTGGGTCACAACAACATTAAAACCCTCAGTTGACGCAACAAAATAGTTAGCAAAAAACGGCAAAGCAACATGATCAGAATTCTTAGGATCAAGCGCAGAGCTTTTACTTGGCACAGATACATCAGACATCTTGACTTTAGGTTCAAGCACC